TATACTTATCCCAGTTATCTTTATCACATTGGGAAGATATGTTTTAGGTGTAGAGACAGGATAATAACCGCGAGGTTGATAGCTGTGGGGGCTGTGAAAGATGAGAATGCCACAGGGGATATGTAAGGAATGTGACGAGGTTTTCTTTGCTACTCCTGGTTACTTTGATCGTGTTGGTAATATCTGTGCCACGTGTGCAAAGTTGCCAACGGATGAGATCATAGAGGAAGAAGATGTCCGTAGGGCTGGCTACTAAAGGTATGATTTCATTTGGCGGGGGAGGGACAGGAGCAGGTGAGCCTTATCCCGTCTATGAATATGTACATTATGAAGTAGAAATGGAATTAGAGGATGAGCTAGGAGTTGTAATGGCTGTGGAAGAAGTTTCATTGGATGTCATTGAGATAGGCGGAGAGGAAGCCATATCAATAGAGGTTTCTGATGTGTCTCTGGCAATCGACTTTGAACCCGATGAGGTTGACATTGGAGTGGAACTTGAGACCAGCGCGGAGACTAGATTCTGGTATCAGCCCTACTCAATGACTGTGCAAGAAGGAACTCTCGCTTGTGGTGGTCTGACTAATCTTCATGCTGATGATGGCGATAGGATGCAGGTTAATGAGATTGCTGGTCAGAATTTCACTATTATATTGACATTCATAGGTGTACCTGTTGCGGAGAGAACTGTCAATATCAAGGGCAATTACGATGGGAATCCAGCTCACAACGTCAAATTGCAGGTGTACAATTTTGATTCTGTGTCTTGGGATAATTTTACTGGAGACTCGACTGACTTTCCTAGTCAGGTTGGTGAAGGGTCTTACCAATTTACTTTGCCTACACCTTATGCCGACTATATTTCAGATGGTGAAATGAGGATAAGGATAAGGCATACCAGCAATGGTTCTGCTGGACATGAGATGTACTTAGACCATCTATATCTGGGGTGAAGTGATGGCTGAAATAGAGATGGCACAAGGAGAAGGTAAATGGGTCAGATTTACCGTCACTCGTAATGGTTCGGCAGTGGATTTGACTGATAAGGATTGCACTCTTAGGTTTGCATCCAACTACGGTGAATCCTCTTATACTCTGGAAAAAGTCGATGCGGATTTTGACAAGACAGAAGGAGCAACTGGAATTGTCAGAGTAAATATTACGAGTGGTGAGACAACGGCGTTGGATCCCGACACGTATCAGGGGAATTTGAGGATAATAGTGTCGGGAGAGGCTGGTGAGGATGTAGATGTTAATAGGGCGATTGAATTAAAGATCCGTGATTCCTTCTTCTAAAAAAAATGTGCTTGACAGAATGGAAACAAGAGAAGTATTATAGTACCAATTGAGGGGAGTTATTGGGATGCCTTGGACTGTCAAAGATGTAGACAGGCATAAAAAAGGCCTCACTCCTGAGCAGAAAAAGAAATGGGTGAAAGTTGCGAATGGCATTTTAAGAGATTGCACGAAGCAGGGAGGTTCTACGTCCTCTTGCGAAGGGAAGGCTATTCGCATAGCAAACTCCAAATTCGCAAAGGAGGACATCATGCCAAATAAGACCACGACTGAGAAGGTCCCTGAGTTAGCCCTAAGATTCGGTGGTGGAGAAGATTCCGTTAACGTCTACTTAGAGGAAGGCGAGGACAAAGAAGGGCGACTTGAGATGGTCGCCTACTCAGGGGGAATAATCAAAGATCATTGGTATTGGGGTAACCTAGCAATCGACCTATCGGGGCTTAAATTCAGTAAGCCTAAATATCCTGTCCTAGAAGATCACGACCGTTCCCGAAAGATAGCATTTACAAAGAAGCCTGACATTGAGGAGAACCAGTTGGTTATCAACAATGGTGTTTTTGTTGACACCATTGATAGCGAAGAATTCCAGAAGTTGTCTAAGCAAGGCTTCCCCTACGAGGCTTCTATCTATGCTATACCCTCTGTTGTGGAGAGGCTTGACGATGATGGTAAGACTACTGTGAATGGGTACACGTTCAAAGGCCCAGGCACCATCTGGCGTCAAGCTGAGTTTAGAGAGGTGTCTGTGTGTGTGTTTGGACATGATGCCAATACAAAATCACAGGCGTTTGCTAATGGCCCTCAAGTAGAACTGTCTTGGGACAACTATCACGACAATGGTATGTGGATTGACATGGGTGATGGTACGTCCCAGATGGAAATGCCAGATGGTTCTACTATTACAATAGGAACAGCGGAAGTACAAACTCAAGGAAAGGAGGTGAAACAAATTATGGATCTAAAGGAACTCAAAGAAAAGGATCTCGACGGTTACAATGAGTTGAGGGACGAGGTCAAAGAAGAAGTCACACAGGAGATCAAGGCGGAGCACGACAAGGAAAAAGGTCAGCTTTCGACTGAGTTGGAGACTGTCAAAGGCGAACTTGACAGTACCAAGGAAACTCTGAAGGAGCTGGATAAGAAGGAAACTATTCGTGCTGAAAGAGAGCGCCAGATGACCATGGAGCGTAGATGTAAGGACATCTGGAAGGAAAAACTCTCTGAGTCTGATCTATCGGTCAGCGCCAAAGCTAAACTTCCAGATTACGTTGATCCGAAGAAGTTCGTCAAGGACGATGGTTCTTTAGACGAGGAGACTTTTTCAGCCGCAGTGGATGAGGAGATCAAATACTGGACTGAGGAAGTGGGAGCTACTGTGACAGTTCTTGGAGTGGGCTCTAGTCTGAAAGAGCAGGATGCCGAGAGGCAGAATCTGGAACAAGAAGAGAAGAAGGACGATGATTGGGTTAAGGACATGGTTGCCATGAGTGGCCAAGTCGAAACTCAACAAACTGCATAGAAGGGAGGTGAAACTGTATGACTATTTCTGATGCTCCCCATATTGCTTATGGAGGTGACCAGATAGACTACAGGCGACTGTATCGGAGTGATCGTCGGAAGGCTCTTATTAGGGAACTGACTATGCAGGCTGGCTATGGCGTGCTGAAGCCAGGTACCGTTCTGGCTAAAAATGCGTCCGCCGCTGGCAACGTCGGGAAATACGTTCCCTACAATCCAACCGTGTTCACTTCAAACAAGGAACTACAGTCGGGTAAGGCATTCTTGGTAGCTGACAGTGGGACTGGTGGTGCGATTATCTATACCACTATGGATGACAGCTACAAGTTTGCTGTTGGCGATGATCTCATTGTCAATTCCGATGGTGAGGCGGCTGAGAACATGGGTGCTATCACCGCCATTGATAGAGCCACTTACCCGCACATGGCAAAAATCACAGCCACCACGAACATCAGTAACGACCAGACCGTCGCCAACTCTGCTTATGTTATAGTGGAGGCTGGTGACAATACCAACAACTACTCAGACGCGGTGTGTATTTTGGAGAAGGCAGTTGATACTGGTACAGGCTCGGAAGCCCAGGGTGCATTGGGTACAGCCGTACTCAAGAACGCCATTCTCTACAAAGGAATGCTTATCAATTATGACGCCGCGGCGTTGACCGATCTCGGTTCATCCGATGACGGTCAACTCACAATACTATAGAAGGGAGGTGAGACAGTATGCCTAAAGGCAAATCCGTAGAAGTAGCTGATCTAAAGCTGGTTCGCCTCCAGAAGCTCATTGAGTCGTTTATGACGGCTCCGAGTTTGAGGCTGATGTCTTTGTTCGGAAGTTCAGAGGCAGAATCAGACACAGTTGAATGGCATAGTCAGGTTGGGAACAGAGGCCTGACTCCGTTTGTTGCGCCAGGAGCTCCTGCTCCGATGACTGCGCCTATTGGTGTGACCAAGCATCAGGCAGTCGCAGCCTATTGGAAGGAGAAAATGTACTTCGATGAGGAATTCCTCAACAACATCAAGATGGAGGGTACTGATCGACAGTATAAGTCGGCACAACGGACACTGGCTGAAAACATGAGGATGATCCGTAATCGGTGTGATCGAAGGAAAGAATGGATGTTCGCTAAGATGTTAGCGGCGGGCTCTTTCGATTATACTGGTATTGGGAATATCAAGATCGCAGTGGACTACGATATTCCTTCTTCCCAGCTGGTTACGCTGGCAGCCGATCGTCAGTGGGACAATGGGGCGAACCGTAACGTCCTCGAAGATGTGATGGATTCCAAGATTACTCTTGCCAATGCAATCGGTGCAAACATTGACTACGCATTGTTTACGGCTGAGATTCTGAAACTGCTGGTGCTTGATACTGGTATTCAGACTCTCCTGCAGAAGTCAGCCTTCGGTCAGGGTGACCTTTTCTCTAACCCAAGCAGAGTGCTTGGAAGTCTGTTGGATATTCCCAACTTCGTCCAATACGATGAGCAATATCAGTTGAAGGCATGGCTCACCTCTGCTCTTGCTATCTCTGGTACTACCATCTATGTGGATGACACCACAGATTTCGAGGCGGGTCAGACCGTTTACATCCATGATTCCAGTGCGGGTACTAAAGAGAGTATGACCGTTGCTTCAGTGGACCATGACGCAGGTACCGTTACTGTAAGCGTAGGACCTGTGGCTGCTTACAAGGCGGGTGAGGACTTTCTTACCATGACAGTCAAGTTCTTACCTACTGATAAGTTCCTCATGTTCTCATCGACTGTGGAAGGTAACAAGATCGCTGAGTTCATG